GTGATATTTTAAACGGTGGATCACGTGGTGTTGCTGCATTGTTAGGACAACAATCTAATAATTTTAGCGAGGACTTGCCTGCACCTAATTTAATTTTATCAGGACTAGAACACTTAGCACAAAAGATAGGTAGAGTACCTGATATAAAAGTAGATCCACTTAACGATAGAGATAGTGATAGGGCAAGAAAAAAAGCAGCTAAGTTAGAACGTATAGTACATCACTATGATAAACAAGCTAAGTTAGATAAAGCATTACCACAAGCTAGTAGGTGGCTACCTGGATACGGATTTGCAGTATGGGTTATAACAACTAAGAGAGACGCTAATGGTAATGAATATCCGTTAGCACAACTTAGAGATCCATACGATTGTTTTCCTGGATACTATGGGCCTGATCAACAACCAAAAGAAATGGCCTTAATTAGATTAGTACCTGTACAAACAATTAAAGCTATGTATCCAAATGCAAAAGTAGACGTGGATCAAGCAGGACAACAACCTGGATATACAAGATTTAAATACACAGACGCATATAGCAGATCATGGGAAAACGGATTAGCAGACGGTGTTGAGTTAGCAGAATATTATGACGAGGAAGGTACATACATATTCTTACCTGATATGAAACAGATTTTAGATTTTATACCTAATCCACTTAAATCAGGACCAAGATTTGTAATTGCTAAAAGATATAGTTTTGATAGATTACAAGGACAATACGATCATGTGTTAGGTCTTATGGCTACTATGGCAAAGATAAACGTATTATCTGTTATTGCTATGGAGGACGCAGTATTTACAGAAACAAATATTGTTGGTGAAATAGAATCAGGTAATTATAAAAAAGGTAGAAACGCAATAAACTACCTAGCACCTGGTTCACAAGTAAGTAAACCAACAAGCAATTTACCATATCAAATGTTTCAACAAATAGATCGTATAGAACGACAAATGCGTATTGGATCAAACTATCCATTAACTGATGACGGTATATCACCTAACAGTTTTGCAACAGGTAAAGGTTTGCAAGAACTTATGTCATCTGTAGATCTAAATGTTAAAGAATATCAATTAGTGTTAAGAGACGCTATTGAGGAACTAGATAGTAAACGATTAGAACTAGACCAAGTTGTTTATGGTAAGAAAAGAAAACCATTAGCAGGATATAGAAATGGATCTAGTTTTGCAGAAAATTATTCACCTGAAACAGATATAGCAAATAACTTTGTTACTAGACGTGTTTATGGTGTTATGGCAAGTTTTGATGAACCAACAAAGATAGTATCAGGCCTGCAATTATTACAAGCAGGTATTTTAGATACACAAACATTACAAGAAAACATGGACGGCTTAGATAATATACCAAAGATCAACGAACGAATAAGATCGGAGAAGGCCGAAAAAGTATTGTTTGAAACTTTATTAGCACAAGCACAGCAAGGTGATCCTAAAGCAACTATGTCAGTTGTAGAAATATATAAATCACCTGATGACATGAGTGAAATACTAAGTAAGTTTTATACCGCAGAGGAACCTGCAATGTCTCCTGAGGAGGAAGCATTAATACAACAATTAGGACAACCACAAGAAGGTGCAGTTCCAACTCCTGCAGCACAAGGTGCAGGTGGCGGTGTAGATATAAGATCGTTACTATTAGGACAAGGATAATGGCAGATAATATAGATATAGAATTTAGAGATATTGTTCGTGAGGAACTAGAGGACGTTTGGGAAATAAGCGAACAAATAGTAAATGAACATTATGAAACTATGCCACCTGTTATTGATTATGAGGATTTTGCAAATGTACCACAACCAATAATAGAATTTAACAGCAATATAGGTTTTATGGTTTTATTTCCAATGGCTATGTTTCATCACTCATTATGTCAATGTGAGGAGTGCAATGAGCGTAGAGAGTAGTAGAGGCAGAGGTAGACGAGGTGGGTATAGAAAACCTGCTAATCCTGCAGCAGTGTCAGGACCTGGTGCATTATCAGAACGTACAGATACAGGAGTATCAGTAGAGGACGTTAAAAAAATGATCGCTAATGAACCTATGGGTACAGAAGGTGAAGCAGAAAAAAACGTAGCAGCAGCAAATGCAGCACTTGAAGGCACATCAGCACCTGGACAATCAGTAAGTGCAACTTTGCCTGCAGGTGTATTACCTGAAAATTTAGATATATTTACTAACGGTGGTGGACAAGAAAATATACAAGAGGGAGTAACTGATGAAGCGAGACGTATAGCAACAACAGGATCACCTATGTTGCCACCTGATCCATTAATGTTAGTAAGGGCAATGTATGAAATATATCCCACTGATGAACTAGGATCACTACTAGCGTCATTTCAAAACAAACCACAACAAAGATCAGTTAATCCTCAAACATGGCAGACTTAAATTTTTTTGAATTACCGCATGTTGAAAAAGATTTATTTTACGAAATAGATCAAAGAAACAGACGTTATGACGCAATTAAAAAAACCTTAACACCACAAGACGCTATACGTGCAAGTAAATTAGCACAAACATATCCTAACTTTACACCTGATATGATTAGTTCTTTGTCTTTGCTAAAAATGCAACCTGAGGATCAAACATTACAATTACTTGCAGAACGTTATGAACAGATAAAACAAGACGAAGGATTTTTTAAATCTTATGTAAGAGATCCATTTACTGCATTAGTAAGAGGATCTTTAATGGGCTTAGAGGATTTTTATCGTACATTTGTAGATAGACCTATAAATGCAGCTATAGCAGCAACATCAGGCGATCAAGCAGAAAACGTAAGTTTTTGGGAAGCATATAGTCAATCAGGTAAATCAACAGTTAAACAAGCTATACAGAATCTTGCACAAGGTAAACGTGTAAACATTGGATCAGGTATAATTCCTAACTCAGAGGTATTAAATCCACAAGATCCAAATAGTCCAAACTTTGAAGAGTATCAATTTTTAGTAAGTAGAGGTATACAACCTACAGAGGCACAAACAATTATTAATAATAAATTAGGTAATCCTATTACAGAAATAGATAGGAATATGCAAGAAGGTAATCCTATATTTAATTACACAACTAAAGGTGGTAATCAAGTACCTATATCTTTAGGTAGAGTTGCAGCAGCACAAGTTGTAGAACCTAATCAACAATCATTTAATGTTTTATCAGGATTAATTGACGGTGCTAAAGCAGTGTTTTTAGATCCTGCTAATTATGTACTAGCAGGTGCAGGTGCAGGATTAAAAGCTAAAAAAGCATTTAAACCTACAGAACGATTAATGAAACAATTAACAAGACAAGATAAAATAACTGATATACAAAGAAGTGTTATGGGCCTCAATGACAATGGTATTGCTAAATGGTTTAGACGTGAGGACGTTAGTCAATGGCTAGACGGTAAAACAGGAGATAAATTTATGGAGTGGCTAGTGGATATGGAAAACATTAGCGACTTTATGGATATTACAGGAATTAAACACCCTAGTGTTGTTAAAAGATTAACAGACATTACTAAATCAAATATTACTCGTGAGGAAAAAAAGGTAAAACTATATGAAGCTATGGAATACATTTTTGGTAATCCAAGATTAAAAAATGCAGGTGTAGATGTAAAACCTACAGCAGGAACTATAAGCAGAGGTGTAGGTAAGTTAGTAGGTAAAACATTAGATCCTGAAAACAGAGAGATAGCAGAATTGTTTGGTGCTACTACAGCAATAGTACGTAAAGCTAGAAATAGTAATAGTAGATCCTGGAGAATTATGGGAACATACGCTAGTGAATTACCTTATAGATTTTTAGATGTAGATCACATGGAGGATACATTTGAATCTGTTAAAGCATGGTTAGACAATACCACACTTGACGCTTCTGCTAAAGATACAGTATTGTCAGAGTTTTTAACATTGAAGGCAGGAGATTACGAAGGTGTGTTTGCTGCTACAAAAAATATGATGACAAAAACTATAGATGATTTAATTGAAAATCATGGTGCAGATCCTGAAGCAGCTAAAAAGTTTGGACAGATATTTGAGGAAGCAGATCTTAATACAATGCGTAAATACTTTACATACGCTAACAGTGGTGAACAAGTATTAACACCTGGTATGGATCTACGTATAGCTTCTTTATCTGAGGACGGTGGTACAAAAGTAAGAAAACCATTACCAAGACCACAGCTACTTACAGAGTTAATTAATAGGAATATTGCTTTACCTGATCCAACAGAGTTATCTAAAACAATAAGTTATATAGGTACTATAAAAAATAAATTACCTGAAGGATTTGGTGCAGGTTCTGATATTACAGGTAAGTTAATGGATAAATACTACACACAGTTTTGGAAACCATTTGTATTGTTACGTGGTGCATGGACAGTAAGAGTTATATCAGAGGAACAATTACGTTTATGGGCTAGAGGTTATAAAGGTATTGCAAGTAATCCTTTGTCCTGGATTGCATTAAAAGTTGCAGGATTAGGTGGTGCAGACGCAGCTAAGGTTAGACGTTGGACAGCTAAGAACGTAACATTTAAAGATATTAAAGGAGACATACTAAAAGAATCAGACGAGTGGAAACGTGCTAGTTCACGTGCATTTGGTGGTGAAGCAAATCAAGTATTTAATGTTAAAGGTAGACGTGTAAGGTTTAGAGGTGGACCACGTAATTACAGCACTATAACTAAAACACAATTTATGGACGAGGAAGGAAACATAACCGATACTCGTAAATTTAACAGATACATAGAAGGTTATCTTAATGAGTTACGCAAACTTGAATATGATGATATGTTTAAATTTTTATTTAGAAATAAACAAGGTAAAGATGAATTTGAAATGGCAAAAATATTTGCAGACAAAGCAGATAGTTATGTAGATGAATTATTAGAAGTATGGAATAAAGGTGGTGCAGAGTACGAACTAGCAAGTTCAACACGTGCAGGTAGACAAGCTATTGCAGAAGCACTTATTGCTAGAGTTCACATGAACGTTGGTGGTGGTTTTACAGTAGATGAGGATCTACTTTATAGAGCATTAAAAGGTGAAATAGATGACAGTGTTATTACAGGACCAATGTACAAACTAGAAAGTATAGAGGATAGTGAAAACGCAACCATAGCTTTACCAAGTTTGTTAAACATGATGAGAACAGGTAAAACAAAAATAGGTAAAACTAAAGACGGTGAGTTGCTAGAGGAACCATTAACACTACGTGAAATATTTGATAGTCCTGAACAGCATTACGAAAGTTTAATTGATTTTATTGGTGATCCATTTAATGTTATACACCTTCCTGATTATGTAGCTGTACCAAAAGCAGACATGATTGATGACGTAAGTTTT